GATGGTTTCGCTCTCATGGCTGCTAAAAAAGTAGGCTCTAATTGGGAACTACCATTTATTAAATTTGAATTGACTTCAAGCGATAGTGGCTTATTATATTCGCTTAATTTACAGAATGGGTATCTATCGTGGTTTTATTTAATAAAGTTTTATATGCTTGATATGCCAGGAGACAATATAAGCTATTCTGAATTAACATCACTTGAAGTTATAAGTGTTAAGGCATGTGTATCACAGGAAGTAAAATTTTCCATATTAAATACTATACCTGATTTATATAGTGCGATCAAAACAGATTTAGGGATCGGCTATATATCTGAAATGCTTATAGACTTAATATCTAAACAAGCTGAAGTAACCATATTAAGTAAGCCTAAATAAAGTATAGTTTTTATTAAAAACAGTTAAATTAATTTTTTCTTTCATGTTATATACATATATTCGCAATAATAAAAAGCTGCTGTACAATGTCACCTAACAATAATTTTAACATATTAGCTTGGTATGATTCTATCGATCAACAGAATCATCGCAAGTCATACGTGTATGGTAGTATCTGGGGTCTTATAGCTCCGGATAATAGCATTCTTCCCTTTCAATTCGTGTCTCCAGGCTCACTAGGAAATGTTACCAGTATAGTAGTAAAGAGTCTTAATAGTAATAAATCTATAGATTTAACGGGCAAACTCGATATACAGGTTACTAATCATACAGATGATGATAACAATGCTTATAGCATAGTGATGCATAAGGGGAATAGCACAATATCTCCAAAACTAAGCGAGGGCAGACACTATATAGTATTAAAGCAAGGTACTAAAACCTGGTATTCAGAGGTATTTACAGTAGTTTCTAACATTAGTTGCTATATAAAACTTGAGTACTGGGATAACGACAATCTTTATTTTAAAGGTGGTCATATAGATTACACTTCAGGATTTAAGTTTGTATGCTATCTTAGCACTAAAATAGGTAAACCTTCGTATCCTTTTGAAGAAGAACTTACTGAAAGAGATGGTTATAAGTTTATAGAAAAGCAAACCAGTTCTAAAGTATACAACATGACTTTTAATGCACCAGAATTTATGTGTGATGCATTAAGGCTTGTTCGTATGTGTGATAACATAAATATAACAAGCGATGGAAAAGTATATAGAGCTTTATCATTCTCAGTCAACATGGATTGGGAAGACTACGGTGATGTTGCGGCAGTCGACGCAGAGTTTGAGACAGACACTGTAGTTACTAAGATAGCAAATATATTGAATGGCCCTTCTGAATCTGGAACGACTTTTAATAACGCGCTATTATATGAAAAGAGCAGTCCCTTGATGTTTGGCAAGGATGTAATAGCGCAGTATACAAGAACTGTTCAAGTATCAGTACAAGCAGAATTTGCCGGTAAATTAATTAGAGAGTTAAATGAATATGTAAATGATGCTTTACCAGAAGTCGGTTATCTAGCATTAGACTTAGGATACGGTGAAGCTATGAAGCTTTCTATCAATAAGTTAGCTGATAGATATTGGAACTATGTTGATACAGATCCAGATAATAGTTATCTTATTCCTAAGAATGCTAAGCATATATTATCAATAGGAGACATCGTGGCTTACGCTACCTCGGATCACGACATTGTACTCCCTCATGCGGG